GGAACGTGAAGCCCGATACACCGAGATTCGCGCAGCGGCTTCAGCCGCGGCACTCGCTGCTGACAAGGTTCGTTACAAGTCAAAATGTAACCCGGATAGGTTCAAGGAGTTCCTCGAACACCGACTCACAATTTGGGATGACCTAAAGGACAAGACTTTCCACGGAAAACGTATGTATAACAAAACTAAAGAAGTTCTAGAGGGTTTAGCGCACTAATGATTGAATCTTCCTTTTCTTGGATTCTTGTACACGTTTGTTGAGTTCGAGAGCTTCTTCCCACCGCCCCGCTAGTTTTATACGGCGTTGTGTGTTCGCAATCATTCTCATGAGGGAAAATCCTTTACGAATACGTTTAAAAGATTCATCGACCGTTCTGTCTACTATCTGAACACGTTCGATTTTATAATGTTTCATCTCATTTTCCGCTTTAGACAATTTAACATTCAGTTCTTCAACCTTGCTCTGAAGTGATGTAATGAAAAGCTTCTGCTTCTTGACTTTCATGTCATCTGACTTGCTACGAAGCTTATCTTGCAATTCTAAGATGATTACTTTTTGCTTCTTAATCTTTGCATTCTTCTTCTTCACGACCTTGTCAATCTCTGGTCCAAGGTCTACAACAAACTTAGACGTCCTGCGGGGTCTTGAGGAAGATTTCACCATTTTATCTTAATTTTTCAATATCACAATTTACTTAGGCTTTAGTTACCGAACGCAACACCAGCCATACCATTCTTGATACGAAGAATGTTATAGTTGACCGCATAGACACGGTGAAGCTGGTTGCCACCAGTGGGGTTGTTGAGTACGAGCTTCGCGTTATCGATGCGGGAGAAGTTTAGGGAGCCAGTGGGCTGCATTTTGCTCATGGTGAGACAGAAAGGCCAAGAGTAGGTGGGAAGATCATCGAGGACGTTATCGGGAAGATCGGTACAGTGCATCTCTGGTACAACATCGTGGTGATAGACGTTAGAGGTGTTCTCAAAGAGAGCTGTACCGTTAATGTAGAGAGACGACGTACTAAAGTTGTATTCATCCGCCCAGTTACTACCAGACGCCTCACCGGAGACGAGGTGAAGCGACTTGACGGGGTGATTAAAGTAGCTGAGATCAATGTCGGTATCAGTATTGGAAGCGAGTTGATGTTGAGTCTGAGTGATGAGAAGTTCGTGCTCAGTATCGGTGAAATACTGGCGCTCATCGGTGTCAAGGTAAATGTAGTTACCATAGACCTTGGGTGTGCTATTAGGGGTGAAACCATCACGGCACTTGACACGAATCTCGACATCATGATACTGAAGTGAAACCAATGGTAGTACCTTGGTCCAATCTTCACCAAAGAAGAAGGGAATCATATAGTGATTACCAGTGTGGTTCTCCTTACGGGCGTTAGTAGTCACAGCGAAAGAAGCTTTAGCAGCCGAGTCGCGCATGAGTGGGTTGTGAACACCTTGAATGTAGAGAGAATCGAGCTCGGACACCTTCTGGCCACCGATCCAAAGAGAAAATACAGTTGGGTTGGATGCGTTGTTAGAAAAAAGACCATCCGAGTTTAGCTGAACCTCGGCGATGCCATCAGCCTCGATCCAGATGTAACTCATGAGATCACCCTTGGAGCGAATTGGAATGGTGACTTCATTAGAATCACCGAAGGTTCCGATGTAATCCATGCGCTCAGGCTTCATGGCGAAGTTGGTATAGCGCTTGTAGTTCTGACGAAAAAAGCTGACCTGAGGGGAGCCAGTGATGTAGACATCCTGAGCACCGACTGACACGAGCTCAATTAAAGCAGCAGACATTTATTAATAAATGATATTAAAATTTTAGCTCAATATAAACATATGGTAGTCTTTCAAGCTTTGACTTGGGAGGCGAGGGATGTCGATGATGAACACTTGATCAGCATTTTGGGAAAGACGGAGGATGGAAAGTCTGTATGTGTCACAACAGTTTTCGAACCCTATTTTTTTGTAAAGTTGCCGAGGGGGACGACCGATCAAGATGTCCGTATACTTTACAATGACCTGAACAAACTTCGACCAGATCATGTGACGAGTTATAGTATCACACGAAAGAAGGATGTTTGGGGTTTTCAAAATAATGAGATGTTTGCATTCATGCGTCTCAATTTCAAAAGCCTCGTCGATCGTAGAAAGGTAAATTCCATTTTCGGATACAACCGTGACTTCCGAAAGTATCATGTATATGAAGCTAATCTCGACCCTGTCCTGAGATTAATGCATCGCACGGGTATTCAGTCGACGGGATGGCTTGATACTGGTAGTGAATGTGTTCGTTCTCATCTTGCAAAGGTTGATATAGATTTATGGTGCAATGAATGGAAAACACTGAAACCCGTGGAGAGAGATGATATTGCTCCGTTTGTTGTAGCCTCCGTTGATATTGAATGTAACAGTTCAACTGGAAAATTTCCAGATGCTGATGTCCCAGGTGATTCATGTTTTCAAATTGCTTTATCACTTTGTAGATTTGGAAATGACGAACCGTACGAGAAGACGTGTCTTTGTTATAAAAAAACAGATGGCCCTGATGTCGTGAGTTTCGAAACCGAAAGGGAAATGCTTGAGGCATTTCAAAAATATATTCAAGAGAAAGATGTTGACATTATTACAGGTTGGAATATTTTCGGATTTGATCTCGAGTATATCTTCAAAAGGGCTCATTTGACTGACTGTCATGAAGAATTTTTCAACCTTGGAAAACTCCACGACCCACCAAGTGATTTGTTACTGAAAAAATTAAGTTCAAGTGCTCTCGGTGACAACTTTCTGAAACTTCTTCCTATGACTGGGCGTTTCATTTTTGATATGTTTCATGAAGTGAAGAAGGGCTACAAACTCGATTCGTACAAGCTCAATGAAGTTTCAAAGTTGTATCTGGGTGATCAAAAAATTGACATGCCCGCAAAAGAGATGTTTGCTCGGTACAAAGAGGGTGATCCAAGAAAGTTGGGCGAAGTTGCAGAATATTGTATCAAGGATACTCTTCTTCCTCATAAACTTTTGAAGAAGCTCTGTACTCTTCTCAATCTTATTGAGATGGCTAAAGCTACGTGGGTGCCATTATGTTTTTTAGTTGAGCGTGGGCAGCAAATCAAGGTGTTTAGTCAGCTTACAAAAAAGGCACGCGAGCTTGGATATATGGTTCCAACTATTAAGTACGGCTCTCTCCCAGAAGAACATTACGAAGGTGCGACTGTTCTCGATGCACAAAAGGGGGCATATTATACACCGATTACAGCCCTAGATTTTGAAGCACTATATCCATCAATCATGATGGCACACAATCTATGTTACTCTACACTCGTTATGGATGAGTATCGGTACGGTAATGTTCCTGGTATAAACTATGAATCATTCAAAATTGGCGACAAAATATATAAATTTGCGCAAGGTGTACCCAGTCTTTTACCCGCAATTCTTCTTGAACTCAAACAATTTCGTAAAAAAGCTAAAAAGGATATGGCCGCTGCGACGGGATCGATGAAAGAGGTATACAATGGTAAGCAATTGGCTTACAAAGTTTCGATGAACTCTGTGTATGGGTTCACAGGCGCTGGGAAAGGTATTTTGCCATGTGTACCAATCGCATCTACGACAACATGTCGGGGTCGGGGTATGATTGAAGAGACAAAGACATATGTAGAGGCGAACTTTCCAGGTGCAAAGGTGCGGTATGGTGACACGGATTCTGTGATGGTTGAGTTTGATGTTGGGGGACGAACAGGTGAAGAAGCTGTCAAGTACAGCTGGGAAGTGGGTGAACGAGCGGCTGAGGAATGTAGCGCCTTATTCAAAAAGCCAAACAACTTGGAATTGGAAAAGGTGTACTGGCCATACTTTCTCTATTCAAAAAAGAGATACGCCGCTAAGTTATGGACCAAGGGTAAGGATGACCAGATGCATATGGACTATATAGACATCAAAGGACTCCAGGTTGTTCGCAGAGACAATACACCTCATGTGAGAGAGGTGTGTAAAGAACTTCTCGATGTCGTTCTGAATGCACCCGACACTGGTCCGCCTATGGAATTGGCTAAAGAAAGGGCGATTGAACTCCTCTCGGGAGACGTCCCGAATGATAAGTTGGTACTAAGTCAGTCTCTCTCGGACACGTACAAAGTGAGTGGTGAATCTGTATCCGTCACTGGACACCGAATCGGTGAAATTAACCAGGCACATGTACAAGTTGTTCATAAGATGCGACAGCGCAAACCGGGGTCGGAACCACAATCGGGTGACCGTGTGCCGTACCTTCTCACGAATACGGGCGATCCAAAGGCCAAAGCGTTTGAAAAGTCTGAGGATCCCAAATACGTCGAAGATAATGATGTCCCGGTTGATTATCTGTATTATTTCGAAAATAAGTTTTTGAATCCGGTATGCGATCTCCTCGACCCCTTATTTGAAAACCCTAAACAAGAGATATTTGGGGAGATTCTGGAACAAC